TGCATCTGTAGGTGCTGGTGGAACACTGGCATTTACTATCACAAATGCTGGTAGTGGTTATACTAACCCAACGATTAATATCCAAGAGCCAAGTTACGACAATCTCGTCGTTGAAGGTGTTTCCAGACTTGCCACTGGAGCAACAACAGCAACTGGAATTGGAATGTCTATCACCGTTGGTGTTCTTGGTATTAACACAAGTTACAACTCTCAACCTATTGTTGATTTTGTTTATGATGAAACCACTGGATTATCAACCGTTAGTGTTGTTGGTCACGGACACACCACTGGTGATATCATCAAGATCAACAATGTAGAGTTTGAACCATATGCTCCAGTTGGTGATGGTGGATTGTTCTTCCCTGGACCATCCGTTACTTACAACTACACAGTTCTCCAGTATATTGATGAAAATACATTCACAATCAATATTGGTGCTGCGGCAACTGCTGTTTCTTATACTTATGTTGGTGCTGGTGGTGTAGTAAGAACTGGTATTGGAGCAACCTTGTTTGAAGTTCAAGAGTTTACGGTTACCAAACCAGGATACTCCTTCAGAAGAGGTGATGTTGTGAGAGTTGTTGGTATGACTACCGATCCTCTTGCTGGTGATGATTTTAAAGAGTTTGAAATCACTATTGATAATACCTTTGAAGATACTTTCGCAGCATGGCAGTTTGGTGAACTTGATTACATCGATACTGTAAAAGCTTTCCAAGATGGTTCTAGAACAAGGTTCCCACTTGCCTATAATGATCAACTGATTAGTTTTGAAGTTGATAAGAATGATCCAGATTCTGCTCTTATTGAATTAGAATCTCTCCTTCTTGTCTTCATCAATGGTGTTCTGCAAGAACCTGGGGAAGCTTATGAGTTCTTTGGTGGAACTTCTATCACATTTGCTGAACCACCAGATCCAGAAGATAAAATTTCTATCTTCTTCTATAGAGGAACTGGTGGAACTGATAGTTTCCTTAAAAATGTTACCGAAACTATCAAAGTTGGTGATGATATCTTCATGAAGAGAACACCTCTGATTGAAAAAAATGATGCACCTCGTATCTTCTCCAATCTTTCCCAAGAATCTAATCGTGCTATTGTTGGCATTACATCTTCTAGTGAAGTTGAAACTTCTCTCTATCGTGGAGATGGTGTTAGCACCACAGAGCCAAAACCAATTGCTTGGACTAAGCAAAAGGTAGATAGAGTTCTTGGTGGTGAGTTTATTTCTAAGGCAAGAGATTCTTTAGAAGCACAAATTTACCCAACTGCAAAAATCCTTAAGGATATTACAACTTCCGATACGGAAATATTTGTTGAGGACACATCACTCTTCTTAGGTGTTGATCCAGTAAGTGATCCAGACACGAATTTTGGTGGATTAATTGTTTCTGGATTCTCTACATCTGGTATTGGATCAACAACTACTGTTCCCACGGAAAGAATCAGTGGAATCCTGGATACAAACGTTCAGGGATATACTGGAGTTATTACTGGAATCACAACAGCATACGCAAGATTAGAAGAGTTCTATCAATTCGATGTTTCCAAGTTGAATTATAAGAAGGGTCAAAACCTAGTAGATGGTTCTAAGAATAATCTTCAGGGAATATTCTTAAGACCTGATGGGACTAAACTGTACGTTGCTGATCAAAATACCTTAACGATTACAGAGTGGACTCTTTCTACTCCATTTGAGATTGATTCGGCAACAATCAATGCTAGCAACCAACTTGGTATTAGCACTCAAGTTCAAAATATCTATGATATCTTTATTCGTGATGATGGAACAAAACTGTATACCCTTGGTCAGGGTGCTCAGGCACCATTTGCTACCCAGTTGAATCAGTTTGATCTTTCTGTTGCTTGGGATTTGACAAGTGATACTGCTGCTGGTATTGAAACAGCAACAACAATTGCTAACCAAACTCAAACTCACAGGGGAATGGAAGTTGTTGATACTGGATCTAAAGTCATTACTATTTCCCCAACAACATCAACACTTTACAGCTACGATCTTTCCAGTGCTTATGACATTACAAGCATTTCGTTCAATACAAGCCAAGCATTAACAGATGATGCCGCACCATCAGACTTTGCCATGAGCATCGATGGTGAGAAGATGCTTGTTCTCGGTGGTGATAGTGAAAAACTTCTTGAATATAATCTCACGACAGGTTTTGACATTACAACTATCGGTATTGGGTCTACTTCTAGCTTGAGTGTTGGTGCTGGGGCAACGATTTCCATGACAATCAAAGAGGATGGTGAAAGAGCATATGTTCTTAACTCCTCTGGCATTGGTTCTCAATATCATATGAGTCTCCCACCTGATGGTCTTGGACTTACTTTCCAGTTGGATCTTAGAGACGTACCAACTCTTGGTGAAAGACAGGAACTTCTCCCAGGTTATCGTGTTCTTATTCTTGATACTGGAGTTGGAACTGGTCTCACAACCATTATCGGATCTGGTGTTTCTATTGGAATTGGAACAACAAACGTCATCGGAGTTTCTACTGTCAAACTTGACAACATTTATGAAACTTATTACACCCAGTATTCTGGAACGGTAGGAATCATCACATGTCAAGTCGATCCAGCAACTAATATCACTGGTATTGCCGTAACAGGCACCTACCTTGAACCAGTCGGTAAAGTTGTATGGGGTAGGATTTCTAATATTACTAGAGACACCACTGACCCAATTTCAGTTTCTGTTGATGGTAATCAATTTGAAGTCGGAATGACAACATACCCAACCATCCAAAGAAGAGATGCTGGTCTTAGATCTACTGGTGCTCTAAGCAAACAGTAAAGAACACCTTATAAATACAAAAAAAACTAAAGTCTAATAATGTCTGCTATTATTACAGATCAATTTAGGATTTTGAATGCCGAAAACTTTGTGGCTTCTGTCGCAAACACGGCAAATTCTTACTATGCCTTTATGAGTTTATCCAATCCTACAGGATCTGGATATGGTAGAACCTCAACTTGGAATGATGTTGGTGGACCACCTTTTCCAACTGACAATTTTAACTACTCTAATCATGTTTATGACACTATGCTATTTGGCAAACGTGTCACTTCTTCCAATACCAGAAGATTGGTCAGAAAAGTAAATTGGGTTCAGGGATCTACCTACGATTACTATAGACATGACTATAGTGCTACCAATCAGTCACAGGTAACAAATTCTAGCCGACTTTATGATTCGAATTATTATATTGTAAACAGTGAATTCCGTGTTTATATTTGCTTAGACAACGGAACTGCTGCTGGAATTTCTACCACACCATCTGCTTCACTTGATGAACCAACATTTACCGATGTTGAACCAAGTAGAGCAGGTACGAGTGGTGATGGGTATCTGTGGAAATATCTCTATACCATCAACCCAAGTGACATTGTTAAATTTGACTCTACTGAATATATCACAGTTCCAAATGATTGGTTGACAACGACTAGCACTGGAATTCAAGCTGTTAGAGATAACGCAGACTCTGAAGTTAACAACAACCAAATTAAAATTGTTGCTATTGATGAACCTGGTCTTGGATATCCACAATTTACTGCTAAAGAGTTTCCAATCCTTGGTGATGGTCAAGGAGGAAAGGTCAGAGTCACAACAAACTCTCTTGGTCAAATTATTGAAACGCAAGTAACTTCTGGTGGATCTGGATATTCCTTTGGACGTGTTGATCTTTCCAGTGAAAATACTGGTGTTCAAACAGCAACATCTGCTTTTGCTAAGTTGACACCAATTATCCCCCCATCTAAGGGACATGGATATAACGTTTATAAGGAACTTGGTGCTGATAAAGTTCTGATGTATGCGAGATTTGATAATTCGTCATATGACTTTGCTGATGACACAGTATTTGCTCAGGTTGGGATTCTAAAGAATCCAACTATTTTGAATTCTGATACTGTTTTCACTGATAATCAGTACTCCTCTCTTTATTCTGTTAAGTACGAAACCCAAAGTGCCGCACAAGACTTGGTTGTTGGAGACACCATTCAACAAACTGTAGGTGTTGGATCTACTGCAAAGGGTATCGTTGCTTCTTATGATACAGAGACTAAGATCATCAAATACTATCAAGATAGAAGCCTCTATTACAATTCCTCTACTGGAGATGAAACAGACGCAACTGATGTGAGATCTAGATCACCAATTATTAACTTCACTTCTAGTTCCAACGCAATTACAAAGAGTGGTGGTTCTTTCAGTGTTAACGTAGATCAAAACTTCAGTGGAGTTACAACTACTCTTGCTAATGGAAGAGTAGTAAACCTTGGTGTTAACTTCACAGATGGTCTTGCAAATCCAGAAATAAATAAGAGGAAAGGAGAAATCATCTACCTTGACAATAGACCTTCTGTAACCAGAAATGAAAGACAGAAGGAAGACGTTAAAATCGTATTAGAGTTCTAATAAAATGCCACAGCAGACTAATCTCAACGTCAATCCTTACTACGATGATTTTGATCCTGCTAAGGATTATTATCGTGTGCTGTTTAAGCCTGGATTCCCAATTCAGGCTAGAGAATTAACCACACTACAATCAATCTTACAGAATCAACTTGAGAGTTTTGGCAGTCACATCTTCAAAGAAGGTTCTATTGTCGTTCCTGGCAATGTAACATATGATGATCAATATTATGCTGTAGAAATCAATTCTACACATTTGGGAACGGATGTTAGTGTATATATCAACAACTTTGTAGGGAAAAGGATTGTCGGTCAAGAGTCTGGTGTAAGTGCTCAGGTACAGTATGTTCTTTCCCAAACTGGATCTGAAAGAAATAACGTAACTCTGTACGTTAAATATATCGATTCTGGAAATACTAATAATGCTCTTTCGTCTTTTAGTGATGGTGAGAATTTAGAGACTTTAGAATCGGTGGACTATGGGAATACAACTATTCCCACTGGTAACACATTTGCTACCTGCATTTCTGAGAATGCCACTTCTATTGGTTCTGCTGCTCATATCGGTGCTGGCATTATGTTCCTCAGAGGAACATTTGCTAGAGTAGACAAGCAAACAATTCTTCTGGATCAATACAGCAATCAACCATCTTATAGGGTTGGTCTAGTAATCTCTGAGACTGTTACTACAGCAAAAGATGACTCGTCTCTTTATGATAATGCAAAAGGATTCTCAAACTATACTGCACCAGGTGCAGATAGACTGAAGATTCAACTTGTTCTTGGTAAAAAAGCAGTAACAGACACCACAGATGTCAACTTTATCGAACTGCTTAGAGTTGAGAACGGAGAGATTAGAAAAATTATTAAGAGTACTGATTATAGTATTATCCGTGACTACTTAGCCAAGAGAACTTTCGATGAGTCTGGAGACTATTCTGTAGAAGATTTTGAACTCGGACTGTTCAATTCTTTGAATGATAGACTTGGAAATGATGGATTGTATTTCTCCAATCAGTCAACTTCTCAAGGAAACATTCCAAATGACGATCTTGCTTGCCTTAAGGTAGGACCTGGTGTTGCCTATGTTAGGGGTTATGATGTAGAGAAAAATGGTACAGAAATTATTGATGTAAACAAAACAAGAGCAACCAAAGAAGTTAAAACTTCTGCTGTTGATTTTGAGATGGGTAATCTCGTCAAATTAAATCATGTTGTCGGTATTCCTAAGTTTAAAGATTCCGTTCAACTTTACGATCAGAGAAGAAATAATACTGGTGCTGGTATTGGCACTCAAATTGGTGAAGCACGGGTATATACTTTAAAACCAGAATCTCAAGTTAGTATTGCTTTAACTGATACAACAATCTACGATTGTTATCTTTACGATATTCAAACTTATACCAGACTGGAACTAAACTCTTCCCTGAGTGCTGGTGATCTTCCAGATACTGCATACATCAAAGGACTCAGCAGTGGTGCAACTGGATATGCTACTACAGTTGGATCTGG